CTATAGAAGATTTAGATTTGTATTTCTCTACTAGATATCCGTATTACGATAAGGAAACATTACCGGAATTTAAACAATTGCTTTGGGTAGCATTTATTCTTCAGCGAGACCCAGCACAACCTAGATACTGGAATAAAATTATGAGACGCATTTATAATCAAGATTTTATAATTCTAAGAGATATTAAGTCCATCGGTAAAGAACCAAAGATCGGTAGTAGGACACAATATTTAAATCTACTTGATGCGAAGTTTCCTATGGGTGCCAATTTTTTGATGATGAATAGAACCTCCTTAATAGAATTAAAAAATATGTATGCTTTCTATAAGATGAGAGAATATACTTACTCTAAATACAGCGAGGGTAAACCGCCGGTATATCATATAGATGATGATGAAGGAAATGAATACGAAGAGAGGGGGGATTTCCAATACAATACGCCGGATTTTGAGATGTCCGGATTAGAGGGTTTTAGACAACACAGAACTGACTACGTCAAAACATTAGATATTCCTAGAACTTTTGGAGAATTAAAGGGTAAAAACGCACCACCCAAACCAGTGGAAGAACCCAGCGAATACCAAATACAATACGCAAAAGATACTGAAATAAACACGAAAACAAATCACCGAAATGAAATTATCCCACTCATAAACCAATTTAGGGAAGTTTCTTTTAATCAAGGTGCTCGTGCTACAGGTGAATTTCACGAGATGATAGAACCAAAAGTCCACGCTATCAATAGAAAGTATGGGCATTCACTAATAAATTTATATGATGCGAGATTTGATGGTAGGTTCTATTCCTAAAGGGACATAAATATAATTCCAATTTTTAAAATTTATCCAATAATTTTTATTTGTGTTTTAGGATTATATATATATGTCATACCTTGCTGAAGTAGAAATGCCTGAAAGAGAAGAACCTGAATTAGAAGTAAGGGAAGAGATAGAAATAAGTGAGTTAGATGAAGAAGATGAAGGTGTTGAGGAGGAACAATCGCCTCTCCCTCCCCCACCTAAAAAAAAAGACAAATTAAAAAGTGAGGATATTTTTAAACCAAAGCAAGCGCCCCCAAAGAAAGTCAAGACTGATGCTCCATCGCTAAGGCAGGAGGAAACAATCAGTGAAGACCCAATCATACCCCAAATAGCGCCTGTAAAGGAAAAGAAGAAACGCAAGATGAGTGAAAAGCAATTAGAAGCATTAAAGAAAGGTCGGGAAAAGCGTATGGCACAAAAGAAACAAAATCCAACCCCAACACCCCAACCTACTCCCACCTTTCCTACACCTGAACCTGCCCCAGCACCTGCGGGGGCAAATCAGCAATACTTCACAGCAGACCAAGTCCAAAAAATGATTTATGCCGGTGTCTCTCAATATGACACAGAAAGAAAGAAAAGAAAAGAAATGAAATATAAACAGAAAGCAAGAGATGCTCACGATAGTAAAGTGTTTAATGATATTAATTCAGCACTAAATAGAACTAATGACCCTTGGGCATCAGCATTTAATTCTGGTTAGATGTTGCCAAATTGGCAACATTTTCGGTTTTAGTTTTTAAAAGCGATCTAACTTTTTTATTTTGATAAAATTTAATCTCGTTAGGTTTTTTAGAGTTTTGATAGCAATAGTCAGGATAGGTTGATATCATATACTGAACATCATTAATTTCTTTTTCTAATCTATCCGTGCCTACTATACCACCTAATCCACCTTTTTTTGTTTTGTAAGTTGTCATACAATATAGGTCATTAAATCTTACAACTCCCTTGTCTTTTATAGTATATAAAACACTTCTTTCCCAATCTTGTTTATATGTATTATTTACATATAAATCTTTTTCTTTTCTAACAATTGTGCCGTAGAATGTGCCTAATATAAATTTAAAATCATTTGTATATCCTTCTCTATGAAACATCAGTGAAGAGGTAGGTGATATACCCCAAAGATACAAATTCTCAAATCTCAATGTATCAAATGCTTGTTTACAAAATTCTTTGATATTGATAGTATCTTTACCTCTACGGATTGCTCTAATATCATCTTCTATCAATACAACTTCTTGCCCTTCATCATAATGTTCATTAAGTATATAATTTAACCTTTTGTGTAATTCTACAATTGATGTATTAATTACATTAATTTTTTCACTGAAAAATTTATTGATAATTTGAGTTTCATAATCTATTCTTTCATCTTCACTTGATACAAAAATATCAATATCTGTAAGTTTTACATTACACTTAACAAGAGTAGATAATGTATTTTTAATAATTAAACTTGAGCGTTTGTAGGATGGAATAGCAAATCTCATTATTTTATCTTTATTGGAGATTTTTTTTTTCTTTATTTAAATTAAAAAATAATATTTATATTATGAATAACAATGATAACAAGAGCGCGAAAAAAAGCGATTCAGGAAAAACAGATAATGTGGGAAAAGGCAAACGTGTGCCAAAAATTATGCCTGTGGTTCCGCTGGAAGATGACGGAAGCGACAACCACCCTCCAATACATCCGCATCTCCCTCAAATTGCGGGCGCTGGTGGAGGAGCATTATTATTGATGATTTCTCCGGTTCGCACAGGTAAATCTACGATTATCAGTAATCTTTTGTTAGGCGACAGCGATATGGGTTTCTATGATGCTCAAGAGCGTTTCCATACAACAACCATCATATCAAACACAATCGCAAATGATATTACATCCCGCTTCTTAAAGAAAGCATTTGATACACACGATAGTTATGATGATAGTATTATTGATGGTATTGTTCAGCAACAGAAATCTTATAAGAAAGAAGAACAACCTGATATTGGGGTCATTTTAGATGATTGTTTAGGTAGTATTCGCAGAGAAGCAAGAATAAATCATTTAGCAAGTAGATTTAGGCATTTTAATATTAGATTATTAATTATTAGTAGTCAAAATTTCAGGTCTTGTAGTCCAATCATTAGGCAGAATGCTACAAATGTGATTGTTGGTTCACCTTTTCCAAATCAAAAAGAGTTAGGAAAGATGGCAGAAGAATACGGAGATGTATTTGGTGGAGCAGATAATTGGTTAAAAATCTATAAAAAAGCAACACCTGATAAATATAATTTTCTTCATATGGATTTCCAAAGCAATCCACCTAAAGCATATAAAAATTTTGAGGAATTGATAGCAGAGGGTCAAAACATAATTGGTGATGTCCCTGAACTAGATGAAGATTTAGAATTAAGCGATATGAAAAAATAACTTATAATTAATATAAATATAAAAGATGGCAGATATGTATGGGATATCAAATGCTGTGATGGAGCAGAATTCACTACACGGACAAATTGAGTTAGAAAGAGAAAACAGGCAGTTGGCGTTTAACAAAAAATTAACTGCTTTTAACAATACAATTAAAAAAACAAAAGCAGGAGATAATACTGAAACAGAAAAAGATACGGGGGAAAATGTTGGTGATATTCAGGATGTAATTACAGCATCAAAAGGTCTCTACGGAGGATTTAGAGGTGCTGCTCAAGGTGGTGCTGCTGGAGCGCGCGCATTTAGGACATCTGGAGCAATGGTAGCAAGGAAACAGCAACTAGCAACCCGAAGCGTAGCGGCACAAGATACAGCAAACGCAGCAAGAGAAGCAGAACAAGACCCAGCGGGAGCATTTTTAGGTGAAACTGGACGAGTGATGGAAGGAGCAGATGAAGGATTAGATACTACACCAGCATTATTACAAGATGCTGGGAGAGGATTGAGTAGTGCTGCCCAAACTACAGGTGAATTGGCAGCAGATGGAACCAGGTTTTCAGGGGCAGTAGTATCGGGTGCTGGTAGAGGTTTTGTATCAGGGGCAGATGAAATGTTTGGTGGAACTAAATTACCAACTGCTTTAGGCGGTGAAGGGATGGCAGGACTTGATACTTTTAAAACTGCTGAAGCAGGTGGACAGGGATTATCCGGTGTAGAAGGTATAGTCCAAAAAGGAATTGTGAAATTAGGTGGTGGTGAAGATTTAGGTGTTGTCGGTGGAAAAGCAGCAGGGGCAGCAGGTGGTTTCATTGCTGCCGGTGAACAAATTGATAGTTTAGTCCAAACAGGTGGAAAATCTATGTTTACAAGAGTTGATGCTCAAGGCAATCGTGTTGCGATGTCAGGAACGGATAAAGCAAGTGAAATACTCACTGAAGCAGGTTCAGCATTAGATGTAGCATCAGCATTTACAGGTGGTTTACTTGTTCCTTTAGCAGGTGCCGTTAGTTTAGCAGGTGCTATTACAGGTATTATCGGTGATTATGAAGATCAAAAAGCAGATAACAAAAAGGTTGGTATTAATGCTGATGGGTCTACTGATGCTTCCAAAGCACCAAAATTAAGCGATACTGCTTTACCAACTGGTGAAGCATTCACAAGTTTAGGATTTGTTGGTAATATGTCTCATAATCCTTTAACAAGTATATAGCATCGCTTACCTTTGGTTTAATTTAGAATGTTGCCGTATTGGCAACTTTTTGATTTTATTGATTTTTTTTTTATTATTTTATTTAGTATAAAATATAATGGCAAATTTTTGGACAGCAGAAGATAAAATCCCGATTGGACAACAGAGAATTGCGGTTCCAGCAGAGCACGGACTGGATTATAACCCAGGACAGAAGGTTGAGTTTCATATTCCTTCTTCTATTGATTTTTTCCAACCAAAGGAGAGTTATTTAAAATTTGATGTTCTTTTAAAGAATGACAGCAACCCTCTGTTTCTTCAGTTAGATGGACAACTTGGGGGGCAGGTTTTAATCAGGGATTTGAGGGTCTATTCCGGAGGGGCAGGTCGTGTATTACTTGAGGAATACCAAAATTACAATGTTTTAACTGCTGTGAAGTATGATTATGAATTAAATGATACTATTAGAGAAAAGCGGGCGCTTACCGAAGGTTGCGTTTACTATGATGAGCGCAACCGCTCTACAATGGGTCTGCGTAGTGATACAGCAAATAACGTTAATAATAATCCTTACTTTAATGAATTAGAAAAGGGTGTCCGTGATAGCGCGATCAATGAACCTGGATTTAAAAAGGCAAAATGCTTACTCCCATTAAATACCGGTATTTTCTCAAATGATAAGATTTTCCCTGTTGGTCTCACTGATGGTCTTATTGTAGAAATAATTTTAGAAGATGCTAAACATTGTATACAGAAACTTGATACTTGTAATCGCAAGAGGAAGTTAATGTCCAATCCTGTTTGCTTATCATTTAATGCTAGTGATACTGCTGACCCTGCTGACCCAAATGCCGCCCCGGTTTATCCTATCGGCAGTTCAGTTGCTAATGGTTCGGCATTCCAAGAATTTTATATTAGACGAGACAATATGATGGCAGTTAATGCTTCTATTGGTGGTAGTCAAATCCCCTTCTGTGTTGGTCAGCATATTTCGTTTCTTGATACTGATACAGATACTCTCAATCCATCTGTTGTTAATACTGCTTACGGAGTAATCCAATCTATTGAGTATGTAGCAGGACAGAAGAATTGCGTTAAAATAACGCTGGTTGCCAAGTATTCTCCAACAAATACAATGGATAAGAATTTTGTGTTAATTGATGTTTCTGTGGCAAATGCTACTGCTTCTGCTTGGAAACCAAGTTATCAAATTACGGATTGTGAATTTATTGTTCAGCAGGTTATGATGCCTGAAGGATACAAGAGCAAGTTAGCGTCTATGATGAAAGAAGGTGGAGCGATGAATTATGATTTCTTATCATTTACTAATTACAAAACTTCACAGATTATGAGTGAAAAACTTACAACTCTACGAGTTCCTCTTACTCAATCTCGCGCCAAATCTGTGTTAGCAATCCCTACTGATGCTTCGGTATACACGCAGCGTGATATTATGCGTGGTGAAGGCACGGAAATAGAATACTATGACCGACAGGAGGATGGTGTGCCCTCAATGGCAAATCATAGCGTTAGACCTGGTCTTGTAGGTATCACTGACCACATTACTCAATATCAGTTATTTTATGATGGTAAATTAAATCCATCTCGTAAGGTAAAATGTAGTAAGATTTCTTCTAAATCTTCAGTAGACCAGCAACCCCTAATTGAGTTAGAAAAAGCACTTGTGATGGCGGGTATCAAACCGCATTCTATGCTAAATTTCCAAAAGAATTTTATAATTGGTCGTGCGCTTTCACTACAGGATGGTGTATATGATACACGAGGTAAGGATTTCCAATTACAGGTTGAGTATCAGGAAGTGACGGCACCTGCTTTTAATAAACTTTGGAATGTTTGGTGTGCTCACCTTCGTAGAATTGTAATTAGTGGAAACTCTATTCAGGTTGTAATCTAAACGAAGTATGCTTTGCTAAAGATTGTTTCCAAAATGGCAACATTATTGATTTTTTAATTTTAAGAGTGTTTAAAATTTTTATTTGGATTAAGTATAAATAAAATGACAAGTTATTCCACGCATCAAGAAATAGTCCCAAGTAATATTACCAGTGATGGTAAATTATCGTATTACAACGGGCAACCAACTATCCAATTTCTAATTGGTGAACAGGATAGATTTATCAAACCAGGCACAATCCGTCTTGTCGGTGAATTCACGATTTGGAAGGATGCTGGTGGCACTACTCTACCGGTTGAGGCAGATGGTATCCGTATGAATGAGCGTTTAGGTGTAAATGCTGTTGTAGACCAACTAACGATTTTTTCACAGAAATCCTCTCAAGTAATGGAAAGCATAAATCATCACAATCGTATGATGAGTTCATACCTCTCCGTCACTCAATCTGTTGATGATTTTGCTGGACACACATATGAAACTTCACTACGTTTCCCCAACTTTAAAGCACAGGAGTTAGGTGTAATTACCAATACACAGGCAGACCAACCAACTGGAAAAAATGAATTTTGTATTCCGCTGGTTTGTGGGTTATTTTTGGGTCAAGACCCTATCCCTCTGTCCGGCACTTGGGGTGTTGGTGGACTTCGCGTAGAAATCCAGTTAGCGCCCGATAGTAATGTATTATTTTCTAAGGATAATACTACTGCTAATCTTCTCAATGCTCATTATGAATTATCTAATGTTAGACTTGTTTGTGAAACGATGGTTCCACCACCTGACCAACTTTCTCAATTAATGTCGCAGACTACAAATACATTTGTTTACAACTCTATTACATCGTATTATCAAACTATTAATTCAGCGAATGCTAATCTCAATTTTAATCTTGCCCTATCCAAGGTGCTGGGTGCTTATATGAATGTTGTTCCTGCCAGTCATATCAATAACTTAGGCAGAGACGGATTAGCAACTCTTCCCTTTACTAATAATGATGGTTCAGTAGCGGTGGTAGAGCAGGCGGTATTTACAAGGGCAGGTGAGAGATACCCTCTACAATACAACCTTGATACACTCCAAAAGGAGGCAACAGGTAATACAACAATTGATAGTCAGTTAGCAAGAAATTACATTAATTCAGTGATGGGATTTGCCAAGGTAAATCGCTCAAGTGTAAAACCTAATAATTACAAGTATTTTGCTATGACTGATAATTATGTTCAGGCAAAAGAAATGAAGGATGGAGGAAGTGCTTGGGGTCTTGGTGTTGCTTATGATACTATTAGCGACCAGGGTATCAGTTTCGCAAATGTCCCATTCGGTGTCCAACTTCAGTTAAGACTTACTACTGATAGTCCGCAATCTATTTTCCTTTTTGTTCATTCTAAACAAACTTGTGTAAGCACCCCATCGGGTATTCAGGTATTAAAATAAAGGGTAAATAAATTTTAATTTTTTATATTATTATTTTTATTTTTGTTAAGTTATATAATATAAATATGACTAGTATTAATAATTCTGCTATGACACAGGCACAGGGGTCTGCTCCCCCTGGTGCTGGCGCAATTCCGGATTTAGTCAAAATTGGGACTATTCCAACTGATACAGCAATTGATGTGGCAACGGAGATTTTAGAACCGGTTTCGTTTTCACAGAATGAATGCCGATTTGTGCTCACAAATAAGGGTATTTTACATTCTAATTCTCGCATTACACTTTCTGTTGATAAAGGTGTTTTTGCTAATCCTACTCAAGGACAGAATAGTTTTTTCCCTATTAATATTGGTATCGCATCTCTACTTCAGCGTGTGCGACTAACTATTGGTGGCAAAACTATCAGTGAACTAGAAGACTTTGCGCACTATTATGCGTATGAAAGTAATTTCATAACTCCGGAACAACTTAAAGAACGTGAACAGGTATTCACCGCACGCACTGGTTTAGCAGTCCGCCCAACTCTCAAGGAACGCCAGGATGAGTATGATGGGGCAGGAACTGCTGTCAATAATATTGAGAGTATCAATGAAGCAGATAGTGTTTGTATTGATAACGGCACTGATTTTGATTATAAATCTACTTCTACAGGCAGGAGTGTCCTAGACAAAGCAACTGACCCGTCAGCAACTCGCCAAGTCCAGGGATGGTGTGATACACACAATAATCCAGTATTTTCTATTCTTATTGCTGATTTATTCCCATTCTTAAAAATGAACCAATTACCCCTATTTATGTTAAAGGAACAGGTTGCCATTCATCTTACTTTCACCCCTCAAGTTGCTGGTGGTCTTGGTGCTGCTAACTCAACTCGTATTAGCACTACTCTCGGTGATGTTGGGGATGCTGATGCTATTATCACTAGAGATGAAGTCAAGATGGTTGCTGATTACATTTTTTATCCACAGGAAATGATGCTTCAGTATCAACAGGCAAATGCTAATATGAGTTTCTCGTATGTTGATTATCAGTTTGTAAAGCGCGATGTTTCATCTGCCGAATTTTCCGGTCAGTTAATACAGAATGTTGGTGGTGCTGGTCGTATTGTAAATAAGGTTTGTGTTCAGGTAGAAAATAAGAAACCCGGAGACCAGGGATTAATTAATAATTACGGGAGTGATACACCGCTCGTGACGGCACTTTCTAACGGCACAATTACAACAAATTTAAGATACAATGATTTATTTTTATTCCCTATTGATGTTTCTAATTCAGCGAGACAATTTCATAATGTATTAATGACTGAAGGTCGTATGCCACACATTTCTCGCGATATCTACTCCGGTCAGGGTCAGTTAGTAAAGGACGCACAATTTGGTGCTTTTGAGGATTACGGAATGGGCGCAGATTACGGCGGAGGGGCAACACCTCTTGTCAGTGATATTAGGTCTCGTGGAAACTGGCATTGCTACCGATTAAATCGTAATGAGCGTGTCAATAGCAGGGGTATAGAGTTATATGACAGACGCCAAACTATGTCAGGGTCATCAACACTCCGTGCTTGGATACAGGTTGTAAGGATGGCGCAACTCAAGGAAGGCAGGATGGAAGTTGTTTATGCTTAAATTTTTTAAAATGTTTCCAATTTGGCAACAAAATACATTTTCGTAATTTAAACTTTTTTAATTATATATATAATAAAATATATATGGAAGAAACAATCCTTGTAGAGTGTAGTAGACAATCAAGTTTAGAAGGCACTACTCAAAACTTCACTACTCCTGCTGAATGGACTTGCGAATGTGGAGATGGATTAATATTAGATATCGGTGATAAAATACAAGTTCATTCCGGTTTTGTAAGTGAGAAGGGAGCACAGGCAGGTGCTATAGAAATCAAAGAAAGAGTTAGAGGAGATACATTAGAAGCAGAAATAAGCAAAGATATAGAATATTTAGGATATTATGATGATTTTTCATCTAGAATAGACAAAATTACAGGAGAACAAGTTTATAGATACGGATGCGAAAAGGGTGGAAATGAAAATCATACTTTCGCAATCAATGATGGTGAAACAAATATTATATATGCCCCTTACAAAACTACCAATGGTGAACACTATGTAAGTTTACCCCGTAGACATACTGGAAAAGCACTGAATAATGCTTCTCTTTCTAATCCATATGACCAATGGGACAATACAACAGGGGCAAGTCCCCCTACTGCCGATCAAAATGTTCCGGGAGCATATGGTAATGTAGTTTATAATTTAGACCCTGGAGGCAAGTATTTTAACGGAGCGTGGGCACCTCTTGGAGTAGCAAATCAATTTCCCCCTGCTGATTACAAATTAGTAGGGCAAAATAAAAAAAATAGTGAACCGGTGATAAGTCCACCTGACCCACCAACTTTAAAAAAGGGTATGATAAGAAATGATTGTAGTAGATATACATTATTTCGCGCAGAAAAAGTATATAGAAACAGAAATTCAGCAAGTGATTTCGGTGTGCCTGCTGGAAATTATTTAGATTTACTTGGAAGAGAAGGTGGAATAAGTGGAGAAGCACCGGGAACTCCTGGGTATCAAAACGCAGAAGATAGAAGAGACCCTGCTATACTCTATACTTGGCATCCTGTTAAAGAAGTATTCACTATGAAATCAAAGGATGGGTTTAATTCCCCTAGTGATGTTGCTGCCGAAATCACAGAACAAATGAATAAAAGAGGTGTTTTAACTAGAAGAACTTTCCCGTATCCCACATCTACACTGAATGGATACGATGCTATAGAAGATTTAGTAAATTATTACGAATCACCTTTATATAAATCATACAATTGCGCAGGATATCTATATAATGCCCAAATGTATGCTGATTTTAAAAATGTTAATCCATCACACGACCCGACCGCAGATGTAGAACAAATAACAAATAACGCTCACACTTATATGTCTCAATATCAACATATTGGTATAAAAAGACCTGACCTTTGGATACAAGGTAGAAAAACAAATGCTTCTCAAGGATTTTTAAAACCTGCTATCGGTGATGGTAGAAATACACCTACAACAGCACAAGTATTAAATTTAGCAATTCCTTGGACAAAAGAAAATGTAGAAAATTTAACTGCTTTATTTGATATACAAGCAAAGTATGATGAATTATTCACAGGTATTTATCAAACAAACTATGACCCTGCCGATTTCTATGAAATAAAACCTGGACTTCACAGATACTTACATTTTAATAGACAAGATGATACAATCCCCATCTCGGGCATCCCTACCGGCACCTACCGACACAATCCAATATCTCAACTTGGTTATGATTTATGCGGTGTTTCCCATAGTTCTGCTTTACCTTCAGGATATCATTACGACAATAGTATGGCAACATATCCGTTATTCTTTGATTATAACGCATCTACAGCACATTTTGGAATAGATGATGTAGGATACGGAGAAGATGCTGGTGGTGGACATAGTGATATCACTGATTTAGCATACGGATGGGCAAGAAAAGTTAGAGTTGCTGCCGCTCAGGCGGTTAGCGGTGAAGATACTTATTACATAGGTATCCAATTTACAAGAACAGGTAATCAAGTCCCTCATTGGATGTATAACGGATTAACTCATATAGCATTATCAGCGGCGCATCAAGCAGTTGGTCGTAGATTTGGTTTTGATTATCATTTCAGTGCTTACGGAAGTGCTTGTATTCTACTCTACAACGGAATAGTAGCAAATGCTTCAGGGACTACTCCTCTTAATGGACAATATCCTGCTACAGATTACAAGGGAGATTATAGTTTGACAATGAATTTAAATGATATGGCAACAACAGCAAATAATCCAAAATATAATACAGGAGCATTGTATCATAAAATTCTACTTGGTGCTGATAGTCCTTCACTGATTTATGATACAAATGAAGATAGATTTAGTTTCACAGGATTACATACAGCAGAACGTGCTGGTAATGTTGGTAATGCTGGTCGCCTCAAAAACGGAGGTCTTGGAGAAATAGACGCAAACCAGCAGGCAGATAGTATATGTTATAAAGTTAATAAAGCAATGCTAGGAACAAGTTATTGTCCTAATGTTGCTCCTTACCCTGATACAGCACTTACACTTACTGCGCACGCCCAATATCCAAATCAATTATTATTCTCAACAAATTTAGAACCCTGGACGATATATGATGCTACTTGCGGATTATTTATAGAACAAGTAATAGTCCCTGAAAAGACTTGGGATGAAAACCTAATTGGTGTATTAGGATTTTATTACTCTCAATTTATAAATACAGACCAAGATAGACAAATACAAATCAACAATAGAAAGGATAGCACAAATATGTCTTCACTGACAACTCAAGCAATTATTAGTGCTGGAGATATGATTGATTGGACAAAAAATGGATACGGAATATCCACTTACACATTAAATCCTCCTCTAACTTACCAACAAACAGCAACAAATTTGACTGACAATATAAGACCCCCTGTCACTATATTTTTTGAGGATGGAAAAGGTAGCACAAGAATAACAGCATTAGATTTACCTACAAAAACAGCAAGACCTTATTTTACAATTAGAAGTAATCTCTTACCTCAATCATCATTTGTTGGTGGTAATCAAGAAACATCAGCGAAATCAGGAGCAGTGAACCGACCGGTTGTAGCAATAGTGAATAAGATAAATGGATACGGAGATTTTTATTCTCAACAAGAAACTCAATTAAGTTTTACAAATACAGAAAAAAGAGTAATAACTGCTATTAAAACAAGTGTCCACGACCCTGATGGTAGTTATGCTAAAGTAGATAAATCTAGTTCAGTGATATATAAGATAACCAAAACAAGACAAATAGATTTAAAACCAGTTGCGACTTTATTACAAAGTAAAAATCAAGCAGAAATCAAACAAGCAGAAATAGCATCAAGTATGCTTAAAAACCCCGAAGATGCTAAACCTAATTACTCACAGACTTTTTCTTTTTCATAGGGGATATGTATAAAGGACTATCAGCATCAAATGGATCATAAACATTTAATTTCCAAAGTGCCAAAATACAGGCAATATAGTAATCTCTTTCATCTTCATTGATTTTATATAATTTCTTCTTTTGTATAAATTTTACATAAGAAGTATAAATACTAATTTGTTGTTTTAAATTTTTATTATTATTAAAACCCTCAAAAATCAATTTACTACCAATATCTTTAAAATACTCAATATCTGTTTCTTTCTCTGTTAGATTATTTTTAAACATTACTTTTAGATTGCGATGGTAGAAATAAATTGACATAAAATCTATTACAAAAAAATTAATTATACAAATCAAATTTTTATAAAGTTTTAAAACTCAAAACCATAATTGTTGCCAAAATGGAAACATCTAATATTGACAATCACTATCCTTGGCAAGCATAATGAATTCTTCTTGACTGACACCAAACATTTGCTGGCATTCTTCTTCACTGGGAACCTTTACATCCTTGCCGTTGATATCCTGGACTACTACCGGTGTGTGTAGGACACCCCCTGCTAGTTGATGTTGGAGTAGGTCTATTTTGCCTAGATGTGCTATCTCACCCTCTTTCAGTGTTGCTACTTCTTTCCTTAATCTCTCATTCTCATTTTCTAACCCAGCAATCTTCTCTTCATTCTCCATCTCTTCGCTGTTGATGAGTGAAACTTCTTCTTCCAACTCAACAATCTTCCATTGTAATTCTGCCATTTTCTTCTGGACGATTGCCATATTTTCATCAACCTCTGCTACAGAAACCATTGTATTGTCTGTGTTCATTTTGTATAGTTGTTTGTAATGCTAGAAGTAGAATAACACCAAATCAAATTTTTAATGTTTTTGATTTGATTGATTTGGTTGCGTGTTGTCGCTTATGTAGATTTCAGTG